GGTTCATGGCCATGCGCGCGTCGAGCTCGGCCTTCTTGCGTTGGTCCTCGCGGTCCTGCTTCATCTGCTCGAGCTGCATGTTGATCTGCGCCTTGGCGGCCTCGAGCTGCATGCGCTGCTGCTCCATCTGCATGTCGGCCTGCAGCTTCTGACCATCAGTCTGGTCGCGCTGCTGATCGCGCTGCATGTCGGCCTGCACTTTGCCCTGCTCAAGCTGCATGTTGGCCTGCTCGAGCTGCATGTTGGCTTGCATCTTGCTCTGCTCAAGCTGCATGCGCTGCTGCTCGATCTGCATCTTGCCCTGCTCAAGCTGCATGTTGGCCTGCATCTTCTGCCCCTCGATCTGGGCGCGCTGCTGGCTGTCCTGCTGCTGGATCTGCATCTTCTGCTGTTCAATGGCCAGACGCGGATCTTGCGGCATGCCGGGCTGCTGCAATTGCTGTATGATCTGCTGCACCTGCTGGATGACGGGCGGCAGCGAGGCAAAGACCTCCGGGGCCTTCTCGACGACGCTCTGCGACGCCTCGGCCAGCATGCGGTCAAAGGCCTGCCGCGCCTCGGGCGTCTTCAGCTCCTTCATCGTCTTGGTGACATCCTCGCCGGCCTCTTCCTCGGCCAGCTCCAGCACCGACGAGACGTACCACAGGGCGATGTGCTCCTTCAGGTGGCTCAGCATCACCGGCAGGTAGACTGGCGCGATCAGCGCGTTCTGGCCCAGCGCCGGGTTCATCATATACGCAAGGTGCGTCTTCAGGTGGGCGATGTGGTCCTGCGTTGGGAAGGCAATGATCGGCCGGCCCAGAGACGCCGCCACGTTCTCGTTGACCGCGTTCTGCTCCTTCGGCATCGGCGGCGGCAGCAGGAGCTTGTCGGGGTTCGGGATCTTCAGCGTGTCGAGGATGCGCTCCTCGACGGCGCGCTGGTCGTAGAGCTGCGGCAGCGCCGCCGCGCGCTGGGCCACGGCCTGCACCTGCGCGAAGCGCTGCGCCTCGCTGAAGATGTTCGGGTCGGACACCGGCACCACGTCGAGCGGGCCTTCAAAGTCCTGACGCGTGGCCAGTTGCTCGCCGATCTCCTCCTTGATGTCCTCATCCTCGAGGTACATCGCGTTGAGGCGGTGCAGGATGCCGAGCATCTTTTGCATGCTGTTGTGCATGCGGGCGTGGATGGCGGAGAACACCACCATGCCCTGCTCGATCTTGGCGAGCGTCGTGCCCACCGGCGCGTTGGGGTTGCCGTCGGCAATGTCCTCCATGCTGGTGCGGACGACTGCCTTGCCGGCGTCGACCAAGAAGCCGAGCAACTGGAACAGCACCGGCGACGGCTGGTTGTACGGCAGCGGCATGATCAGCTTGCGGATGTCGTCCGCCGCCAGACCGCCCTCAATCTCCATCACCTGCGTCGGCTGGATCTCGAGGCTCTGCCCGCCCTTGCTGCCGCCCTTGAGCTTGAGCATGGTCTGGCTGTTGCTGATGTGCGCGCTATCGAGCAAGGCCCGCAGGGCGCCCGTCGCGGCGGCCGAGATGCCGCCCACCATGTGCGGCAGGCCGATGGGGTACGCGCCGCGCCACGGGATGAACGGGAACTCAACGAACCACTGCAGTTCTTCCTTCGCCTCGTCCAACTCGTCCCAGTTGCGGTAGATCGACAGCACCTTGCTGGTGACCTTGTCCACGCTGATGATGTAGGGCAGCGCCTCGCCGTCGTCCTCGATGTCGGCGATGATGTAGATCTCGTAGACGGTCCGCAGGCCGTCTTCGTTGTAGCTGGTCTCCTCGCGGCCCTCGATCTTGTTGTTGGCCTTCTCGGACAGGCTGAAGTCGGGCTCGAGTGTGACAGGCGTCAGGTCCACGTCGCGGTACATGCCGCGCTTTACGCGCTGGGTGTACTCAAGCTGCGTCAGGTACTGGACGTGCGTCTTGCGCTGCGCGCTGTAGAAATTGGTTGCTGAGAACGGCAGGTACATGTCGTCGATGGCAACGAACAAAAACTCGGGCCGGTTGCGCGCCTCGTGCCACGTTACTTTCATGTACTGCGCGCCGCCCAGCGGCACCTGCGTGAGGAGCTGCTCCAGCTCGGCGCGGAACTCCGGGCTCTGCACTGTGAGCTGCCAGTTCATGAAGTCCGTCTTGCGCTTGGCCTTCTTCAGCTTGTCCACGGTCGGCTCGCCGGGGATGAAGTCCTTGACCGGACCCTGCGGCGGGAACAGCTCCTTGATGGCGCGGGCGGCGAAGTCCACGCAGGCCTCGGTCAGCAGCGGATGGACAACCTTGGTCGCGCCGTTGAACTGCGCGCCACCGGGCGCGTCGTCGCCCAGCCCGGTGCGGCGCAGGCCCTCCTCGTACTGCTCGTCGCGCTTCTTGCGCGCCTGCTTGTCCTTGCCGATCAGGTCGAGGTAGTCAGACGCCAAAGTGCCAAGCTCGCTCTCGGGCATATTTTCGGCAAGGTTGGCGTAGAAGTCGTCGGACCGCTCGTCGGCATCGTCCAGCTTGACGATGGCGCCGCCGTCCTCAGTGTCGATGACATCGGGCTCTTCTTCCTCGGGCAGCTCAACCATCTCAGGCAGTTCGTCCATGTCGTCCTCGTCCATGGTCTCGTCCTTCACGCGGCGTAAGGGTTGCTGAGCGCCTTGGGGGGCGGCTTAGGTGGTTCATCTTTTTTGGCTTGTACCGCATCGAGCAGCCTCTTGTCCATCATGAGGCGGAGCGCCTGCGTGGTGCTGTCGACGTAGTCGTCGTGCTTGATGCTGTTAGGACCGGTGTAGCTACACAACTGGTGCAGCAGCGGGTCGATCCAGTTGCGCGGCTGGCCGGGGTGCTTGCTGCTCTCCGGCAGCCAGACCATGCGCCGCGCGAAGATGGGCGACACGATGTGCAGGCGCGTCAGCTTATCGGCGCGGCCGGGATTGTAGGCGTAGGCCTCGAGGCCCTCGCGCTCGAGCATCTGGCGCAGGCTGATGCCGCTGCCCTTGTCCTCAATCAGCAGGATGTCCGGCTTGCGGCCGGAGGTCAACGGCTTGCTGTTGCCGAACAGCGGCTTGATCAGCGCCGTGTCGCCGTCGTCACCGTAGGAAATGCTCATTTCCCTTTTTGTGCGACGCAACAGATCGGGCATGCCGAGGCGCGCGTCCCAGCAGTCCAACAACATGACGTTGTTGCGCTTCTCGTAATAGAACAGACCCCACACGGTGCAGGCTGTCGGGTCAGTATCGCCGCTGCGCTTGTCCATCGTGGCCTCGGTGAAGGCGGTGTCGAGCGACAGGATGACCAGCTCGAACTGCGGCAGCGGCTTGTCGTGCGGCCACAAGCGGAAGTGGCTGCGACGCACAATTCCGCTTTCCTCCGGCGAAATCAATTCCCCCAACGCCTCTTGACGAAAAATCACTGTTCCTTCCATCGCCATAATCTGGTCACGGAAGGTCGGCGCAAGGTTGGCCATGTTCGACATGCTGGTGGCGCGCGTGATGGTCACGTCTTTCCCGCTGCGCGCCACGAGCTGGCGGATGAGCTGCTTGGGCTTCGGCGTTGTGGTGGCCACCATGCGCGGGTTCTTGCCGAGGCGCAGGGCGAACATGATCATCTGCCACGCGTCTTCGTCATAGGTCCACGCCGCCAGCTCGTCGGCCCACACGCGGTGCCACTGGCCGCCGCGAAAGCGCTCAGGCTCAGATGCGGGGATGCCCTTGATCAGCGAGCCATTGACCAGCACGATCTCAGACAGCGAGCGGTTGTGGTCCCTGATCAACTGGTGCGGTATGCAGTTCAGCAGGCCGCTCTCGCCCTCGAAGCAGGTGTCGCGGATGTCGCCCAGCGTCGGCGCCGTGACCAGCGTTCGCGACCCCGGATCGCGCCAGCTTTCCCACCAAGCCCACTCCGCCGCGCATTTGGTCTTGCCGGCGCCACGGCCGGCAAGCAGCAGCCATGTGCGCCAGTTCCCCTCCGGCTCGATCTGGTGCGCGTGCGCCTGCGCCAGCCACGCCATATGTTTGTCGTAGGCCAATCGTTCGACGGCGGGCAACTGCGCCCGGCGCTGGCGGGCAGCGGCGAACGTCGCTTCGATCTCGTGGCTCTCAGCCAGCAAGGCAGGCCCCATCACTCATCGGGCTGTTTTGCTCGTGCTGCCCGCTTCGCGATCTCCATCGCCTGATCGAGGGGGTCAATGCTGCCCTCGATCCGCATGACCAATGGGTTCTCGTCGTCGCCCGCCGACGCCTTCTCGCGCCAGCGTCCGCGCGTCTTCAGGTAGAAGATCATGGATGTCACATCGCCGGCCATCGCCTTCGCGTACAGGTTGCTGGCGATGTTCGCCACGCCGCGAGCGGACGCCTCGTCGAGTTCGTCCCGATAGTATTTGGCGAGGGTGTCGATGCAGATGCCAAGCTCTGCGGCGATCACTTCCTGTGTCGTGCCGACAGCGGCCCACGTCCGCACCTTGGCGCGAAGCTCGTCCGTCGCCTCGTATGGCGGCCGACCCATTTTTTTACTACCGACAATGTCATCGGCCATCTGCATGCTCCGCTTCGTGGCAGGACTACCCGCCCACAGCAGATAACACCCAGCCGGCCGAAGGACAAGGGCTGCTCAGATACGGTGATAGCTGACTGTAGCCTCACCATCATGCGTGTGCTGGCCCCACTCGTAGGCGGCCTTGGCAGCCTCGACAGTGGCATAGTCAGCGATCTCCAGAAACTCGCCATTGAGCAGCGTCAGGACGGAAACCGCGCCGCCGAAGGGCGCAGCGTAGCCGTATTCGGCTTCGATGCCGTCAGCGTCTCCGAGGATGTGTTCGATGGTCGTCATGTGCGTTGCTCCTTGTTGATCTCTCCTCTCACATGCAACGCACCGTTGCAAGCACTTTTTTACGAGGCGCTGCAGCATCTGCAGCACGACGCATCACGCTGCATCTTCAGCTTCCGAGGCTGGTCAGCACACCACGGATTTCTGCAGCGCAGCACAGCATCTGCTCGGTGCAGCATTTGCAGCAGTGGGGGGGCACCCCTAAAGGGGTGTGTCCCCTCCGTGCTGCAGAAATGCTGCATTACCCGACCTGCACCATTTGCAGCACGACGCAGCATGCTGCTAATGCTGCATGCTGCAGAGGGATGAAAAAAATTACATGTGCTGCAAATTAGGTGTTGCAACCTCACGTTGGTTATGCGAGAAGAGGTCATCAGCAACGACCAACCGGAGACACCGACATGAACATCATCGACAGCCTGACCGCCCGCATCGAAGCGTACCGCGCCACCAACAAGCAGCCCTGCAAGAACTACGCGACTGAGACAGCCGCCGAGAAGGCGACCGCCGCGATGGCCCAGCGCGCCGCGACGTACTTTGACAGAGGCAGCCGCGCCGACGTGCGCCCCGCCAACTACGTCGTCTTCTACAACAAGGCGTGGGGCCGCTGGGTTGGTGCAATCGACCTGACCGGCCTGCTCAACCGCAGCAACAGCACCGGCGGCTACCTCGGCTTCTGCACCGGCTTCTTCACCTATTGATCAGCAACCGGGGGCGGCCACCGCGCCGCCCCACCCAACAGGGAGACGACCAATGACCCTTGCCAAACCTCTTACCGCCACAGAGCGTTTTTTGCTAAACGAAGTTGACAGCGTGGGCGAAGGGGGTGTGCGCGTCGATACGCTGCGCCACTCTGTCCGCCATTTGACCCAGCGCGGCTTTCAGACTGTTGTCAGCCGTTTGCTGGACCGCAATTTGCTTGTCTGGGCTGAGGGCTTCAACGGCAGGGTTCAGCTTACCTTTAGCGGGGCGCTGTCGCTGCGGCGCGCCGATGCCTAACTTAACCGGGGCACTGCCCCACCAACTGGGAGACGACCAATGCACACATGGCTCAAAGAGGACATCGCCAAGCAAGAGTGGCGCGACGGCAAGCCGGCCGAGACCGCCGGCT